CGGGCCCGGATTTTCCCGACGCGGCAGGGAAAAAACCTGCTTGCCCTCCCGGGCCGTTTTTCCTAGGTAGCGCCGGACCGGCTGGTCTGGCCCGTTCGTCTATCGGTTAGGACGCCAGGTTTTCAACCTGGAAAGAGGGGTTCGATTCCCCTACGGGCTGCCACCTTTTCCGTCAACATACTGCTTTGCCTCATTTTTTCGGGGTTTTGTGTCCAACCTTTCCGATGGGTTGGACAACTTCTGTTCCGGGTTTGGCCCCGGTCAGTCGGGCGAGCCCAGCGTCGGCGAGCCGGCCTCGATCCGCCTTCTTCGTGTATGTGATGCCCTCGGCGTTCGTCTTGTGGGCGAGGTAGGCCATCACCTCGTCCGGCGTGCCGCCCCAGTTGACGATCCGGGTAGCCTGCCCTTTGCGGATGCCGTGAAGGCTGCAATGGGCGAGGCCGGCCGCGCGGCATTGATCCTTGAACCAGTTGCCGAGCGTCGTTGGCTTGTAGGGCGCCCCCCCGCTATGGTGGACGAGCACCAGCACGTCGCGCGGGAGCCGGGCTAGTTCCTCGGCGAGTTCCGGCAGGATCGTGTATTCTCCCGGCACGCCCGTCTTGCCGCGACGGTAGGAGATGCGCCCGCCCTTGATGTTGCCCCAAGACATGCGGGCGAGGTCGGCGCGGGAGGCGCCGGTATTGAGCGCCAGCAGGAACACCAGCCGAGCCTTGGTGCCCGGCCCGTGATGTTCGAGGAATTTCTCCATCTCGGCTTCCGTCCAGGTGTAGAAACCGTCCTCACCCTCGCGCATCTTCTCGGCGGCGCGGGCGGGATTGGTCGTCACGCCGGGCACCTCCTGCCTGATCGCGTAGACGAACAGGAACGCGAGGTTCTTGCGCACCTTGTTCGCCGCGGCCGGCCCGTCCTTCTTCGCCATGAGGGCTTCGACATGGCGCCCGCGGAAGCTGGCGAGCGGGAGGTCGCCCGCCACGTCGCGGAGCCAATCCAGTTCACGGCGCAGGACGCGGCGCGTTGCCTCCGACTTGTTCTTGTGGCGCGGCGAGCGGAGATAGTGCTCGATCAGCCAGCCAAGCGTTCCGTGCGGATCTCGCGTGTAGCTGGCGGGAGTGCGGCTTTCATTCACCGCCGCCTCGTAGGCCGCGCGAAACTCCGCGGAGCCGTACGGAGCGGGCAGGTAGGCGGAGAAGTCCTTGCGGCGGAACGCCCACCGCACCTTGCCGTGCCGATCCGTGACGCGGGTCACGCCGGGATATGGGTTCCGGCGGCGCGGCATCAGTCGAGCAACCTGTCGCACGGGTTCGGGCCATCCTCGCCGGTCGCGCCGGCCGGGTAGATCGTCACCGTCCCGTCAGGCGAGAACGTGATCTTGCCCACCGGGACGCCGGCTTGCACCGCCGCGGCGATGTAGCGTTTCGCGTCCGCCTGTTTCAGCTTCGCCGCGCGGTTAGACATTTTCGCCCTCCAACGGATCGGCCGTTCGAGCGACTATCTCGGCTAGTGCGTCGCCGTAGAAAAAGGATGCTTTGTGAATTCCGGTCAGTTCGTCGGGGAGGTTGCTGTAATTCTCGTCTCCCTTGAGGGCAAAGTGCTCGGTTTTCACAATGCGGTTGTCATTTTCGAATTCGACTTCTGCGCTGTAATGCGAGTGCAGGATCGTGACTTTGATCGTAAACCCCGTGAAATAGCCTCTCTGCAAAACGCTACAGATAACCAGAAGGTAATCGACAAAGTTCACCTCCGGCCAAGTCGACTTTGGCTTCTTGAAGGGTGCCAATAGCGGTTCAACCGTGTGGAAAATAAACTTCTCAGCGAACGACGGTTCAGCTTCTTCGCCATCTGCGTCCGACGCCGGCTGTGGCTCAAGGTTCACGAGGCCTGCGGCGTCCAGCCAAGGCTTTACGTCTCGCCCGGAGGTCGTGGGCCGGCTCGTGGCGCACTCGGCGATCAGGAAAGCAAGAGCCTCCCGCCGAGTCATTTCCGGGTGGCGTCGGCCACGCGCCTTCTCGCGCAGGCCTTCCTCCGCGAGCGAGCGGTCGATCATGAACGCCCGGTCTTGGTCGATGCCGAAGCGGTCCGCGAGAACAGGTATGAGAGCCTTTGCCTTCATCTTGGTTTGAAACTCTCACATTCTAACTCTTTTGGCAAGAGAGAGTTTCATCCCAAGGGCCTCGCGGCTCAGGCTTCGCCGCTCCCCGATCCCTCAGCCGCCCGCCACGCCTCGGCCGCGGCGTTCTTCACCGCCTTCTTGGCATCCCCCCGAACGCTGGCGTGCTTCGGCCATCGAACCCTCAACCCGCGCGAGTCGCCGTTCGCGTCGAGCTCGCGGTAGAGTTCGCACCCGTAGAGACGGACGGCGCCGATCTGAGCATGAAACTTGGCCAGAGCCCCCGCTCCGTGCGGAAGCACGATCAAGTCGGCTATCTCAACGTCAACGTCCGTCATCTTCCCACCCCACGAGCGCGAGTGCCTGTTTCGGATCGACGCCGGCCTCCTGCGCCATAGCGAGCGCCTGGATCACGCCGGCCGCGGCACGGGCACGTCCGCCCGCATCATAGGCTTGCAGCGGCCGGAGCGTGTCGATCTCCACCGCGCTTCCCAGCTTCCGGCCTGCTTCTTCGGCCATCTGCATGGCGACGGGTTGCAGCGCCCATTGCGCGAGATGCCGCTGCCCCTCCCGCACGAGCGGGCCGGTCGTCGCCGGGTTGAGCATCGCCGGGAGCACGCCGAAGACGTTGCAGATGGACGAGCGCGCCGCCCCAAGCGCCTCCACGGGCAAGGCTTGTTCGAGGTTCGGGGTCAGGTCGTTCGGGCGCCAGTCGGAGACAGGAGCCGGCCCGCCCGCCGCCGAGACGTTGACGCTCTCCCGCAGAACCACCTTGCCCCGGTTGCCCCGGAAGCCGCGGGCGAGGGCTTCCATGTCCGTCTCCGGCGCCTCGGGGAATGGCACGATCTGCGATCCGAGCGGCATCGTCTCGTACGTCTCGCCGAGCGCCGTCTCGATTGCGTTCAGCATCCCGGCCGAGAGCTGCGCCCGCTTGAGCGGCGCTTGCCCAGCCCACGGCGCGGCCACGTCCGCACCGATCCTGAAATGCAGCACCTCGGCCGCGAGCGCCGTCGTGGTGCGCCCGCCGCCCACCTCGGCGACGGACAGCCGGTAGGCGGACGGCTCACCGTCGCGCGTCCGCAAGTCCCAATCCGAGACGGGCACGAGGCGGTCGTCGCCGATCAGGAAAACCGCCTCGCCGCGGAGCGCCAGAGAGCGCGCCGTGAGGGCCAGCGTGCGCCGGTCGAGGGCGTCGGTGCCCTCCACATCCGCGAGGGCCATACCGCCTTCCCAGAGGCTCACACAGGCTTGCACCGTGCCCGTGAGTTCGGCGATCCCGCGCCGGCCGGAGATATACGCCTCGCGCGCCGAGATCACTTCAGCGGTGAAACCATCCCGGCCGCTCGGGTCTCCGCGTCAGGCTTGCGCCGGAAGAAGTCGAGAAGCCCCATGTCATGCCCTCCTGTAGCTGCGCAGGAGGTCGGCGGCGCCGGAGTATTGCAGCGCCTTCGCCTGCCATGCGGGGTTGCGGTCGTAGCTTCGCGAGATCGAGCTCCCGATCTGAAGCGAATAGCTGCTCGCGCCGTGCTCGTCGGGCGTCTCGGCAATGTATTCGGCGAGCCGCCGGTATGCCTCGGCCACCGGCTCGGGCACGTCGCCGCCGCCCACGGTCGCCACCACCTTGAATTGCCCCATCGGGAGGTCGTGACCGAACGGGCCGGCCGGCAGGGTGTAGTCCTCCCAGCCGTCGCCCTTCCAGCGGTAGGACGCCGAGACGGTCGCGGGCGTCAGAGGCGCCGACCATGCGCCCGGCCCGTCGATCACCCATGTCACCGCCCGCGGCGTCCAGCGGTAGGCCACCCAGCCTTCCAGCCGTTGCCAGATCACCGCCGGGTCGATTGTCGTAGCCTCGTCAGACAGACCGGCCGGAGCGGCGGGCCATGTCGCGGGCGCGTCCTCGTTCTGTAGAACAGTCGTGGCGAGCATCGTCACCTCCACCGATACGGCGCGGGCATTACCAATGGGCCGGCGCCGTCCCGTTGGTTTCGCGCTTCCTCCACCGCCGCTTCCTCGTAGGCCGGCCGCGTGACGGCCGAGATCTCGAACAACACCGCAGCCCGAATGATGCGGATGAGCGCGTTCCCTTCGGCCGGGTCTTCCTCAACCGTTTCTTCGGCATCGGGCACCGCCTCGGGCGGCGCCACGCGGAAGCCCGGCGAAAGCCCGACCATAAGCCCGGCATTGAGCCCGGCGAGGAAGTCGCGCACCCAGGACGCCGCCTGTATCTCCGGCGTCAATTCCGCTTCGAGGAAAAGCGCCTCGTCCGCGTCCTGCAATTGCAGCGTGCCAGCCTTTCGGCTGGCGAGCGGCTTGTCGAAGGAATGGCCCACGAGGAAATGCACCTCGCGGTCTTCCTCGATTGCGTAGGAAAACGCCTTGGATGCGAATTGCTCTTTCCGCGGGCGGCGGCCATTGCCGCCCGCAGAGATTGTCGCCCGCTTGTTGTACGGGAATCGGCCGCGCAGGCGGACGGCGCCGCCCGGCGAGCGTCGGAGCTCCAAGCCCCCGAGATGCGGCGCCGTCTCCATCAGATTTGCAGCCCCGACAGGATGCGAAGCTGCGCCGGCCGCGCCACCGTCACGTCCGCCGTCGCCAGCGCCGTGATGCGCAGCCCGCCCGACTGCGCGTCGGAGAACGGATCGCGGATCATGTCGATCGCGCCCCAGGTGCCAACGAAGATCGGCGCGACGCCGCCCGTCGAGGTCGTGAACAGCATCTCCGTTGCCTCCGGCGAGCCGGACGGCGCGGCAATGGCGTTGGACGAGACGGTGATATTGCCGGGGAAGGTTCCGGGGTTGCCCTGCCGCCCGACCATCAGCCATGCGAAGCTGTGATACTCCGTCATCTGAAGGTCGGCGTTGGTCTGGCCCTCAAGAAAACCGAACATCTCCGGCCGCATCAGCACCCGGATTTCGCTCGCGGACGTGGCGAGGTTGCCCGACATGAACGCCACCACCTCGTCCAGAAATTGCTGGTAGGCGGCTGTCGCTGCGGCGTTGGTGTCGGTGATCCCGTAGGTGCTCGCGCCCGTGATGACGCCGAGCGGCTCGCCGCTCGAACCGGCCCCCAGGAAAACCGCCTTGTCGAGCTCCTGCGCGATCGCCGAGTTCATGTCGCGCCGCACCGCCTGCTCCATCGCCGCGCCGGACTGCTTCATCGCCTTGCGCGTCAGCTTCATCTGGATGCCGAGCGTATTGTCCGGGGCCAGCGCCCTGTCGGTCGTCTCGAAGGCAGTCGGCCCGGCGACGTTCGCCGTCTCGCCGTCAGCCCAGCCCGCCGAGACGCTGGACGTGACCACCGGCCATTCCGCCTCGCCCGCGCCGATGCTGATCATTTGCGCGCCCATGCGCCCCGCCACGCTGGCCGGGAACAGGCGGTCGATGATCGGCCGCGTCGAGATGGGATCGGGCGTGCCGCTGGCAATCGTCTCGCCGGCCCGCACTTCGAGGGCTTCCCACGGCACCGGGACGCCGCGATAGCCGCCGGCCTCGCGCAGTTCGGCGACGATCTCGGCCGTCTGCCCCGAAAGCTGCCGCCCCTCGTCCAGCGCAAGCGCAACCTGCCGGAGCTCGAAGCTCTGCATCATCTCCGACCATTCCCGCTCCGAGCGGGTTTCGAGGTCGGCGCCGGCCTCGCGGCGTTCCTCGTCTTCGGCGATCAGCGCCGCGCGGTAGCGGCTTTCATTCTGCCGATATTCCTTGTCGAGCGCATCCATGTTGCGCGTCTCGTCTTCGCTCGGGTCGGCCTTTCCGACCAGTTCAGCGAGGGATTGCCGGATCTCGGATTGCCGGCGCTGGATCTTTACGCTTTCAAGCACGATCATTCTCCTTTGCTCGAAGGTTCCGGCCGCATGTCTGCGACCAATTCCCGCCAGCGCCTCCGCTCCGGCGAGATTTCGGTGTACCCGACTTCCTTCCGCGTCTTCGCGGAATGGCATTTCCGGCACAATGTCTGAAGGTTTGCCATATCATACGCCAATTCCGGCGCATTGCGAACCGGCTTGATATGGTCAACCTGCAATGAGTAATGCGAGCCGCAGCGAACGCAGGCCCACCCGTCGCGGCGCAATGCGAGATACCGCACGCGGCCCCAGCGTTTCGATTTGCACACCTTGCGGGAGTGATTGGGCCATTTCGCTCTAGCCGAAGACAAGGCGCCCTCCCTTCGGCTTGTCCCGCGCCGTCTGACGGGCGCCTTCGGCCACCGCCAGGACAGCAGCCGACGCGGCGTCGATCCGGCCGAGGCTTCGCGCCTTGGCGATCTTGATGTTGTTCGCCGGGTCTCTGAGACAGACGGTATCGGCGAAGGCCGAGCGCAGCAGCAGCGACGGCGCCGCGCGCACCTTCCCGTCGAACACCGCGCGGCGGAACCGCTCGGCATCCTCGTTGCCGTCTCGGAAACCCATGCCCCGCCAGACCAGCGGCGCGCGGATGCCCGCCCGATCTATCGCCTCGCCGAGTTCGGCTTGCTTGTAGCGGTCCATTACCAGCGCCGAGACGGGTTGCCCCTCGATCCGGCGCATCACCTCGGACAGCCACGGCGCCACCGGCACCGTCTGTTCGCCGAGCGTCGAAAGCTCGCCCCGCTCGCGCATCTCGTTATACCGCCCGCCCACGCCGTCAGCGGCGCCACGGTCGCCGAGCGAGGGTTTCGTGGGGAACCACCCGTGCGCCTCAAGCCGGCCCGTCTCGGGCCAATACAGCGCCGCAGCGGTCATGCTCGCAGAGCCGCCGAGGTCGATCCCCACCACGCACGTGCCCTCGCGCGGCGGGAGCGCGTCCGTCTCGGCCGCGAGCCATTCGTCGGGCGTCAACAGGAGGTCGCGCGTCTCGCCGCTCACCCGCTCGTTGCGGTTGTAGAGCCGGAAGTTGGACAGCGCCGAGCCGCCCCGCTGGATCGCCCGCCGCGCCTGCGCCACGAGCCATTCCTCGGACGAGCCGATGCCGAATTTCGCGCCGGGGTTTGCAATGCGCAGGCTGTCGAGGTCGTCGGCCGGCAGGCCCGGCGCCGGCCGGTGCTCCTGCACGAATGATCCCGGCAGCGGGTCGTCAATCCACCGGGAGAAGGGATGCGCGTCGTCGCTCGCCGAGGTGGAGATGATGAGCGCCCGGCCGCCCCGCTTGCCGAGACCGGACAGGAGCGCCGCCTCAAGTTCGTCGCCCTTGTCGAGCGGCCAGTGCCCCCGCTCGTCCATGAGGCAGAGCGTCGGCGCCGTGCCGAGCACGTTCTTCCCGTCCGCCGCAATGGCCCGAAGGTAGTGAGAACCGCCCTCGTCTTCGAGTTCGATCTCCAGCCGCGGCGAGCGGCGGAAGATGAGCCGCCGTTGCACGTCCTCGTCCAGCGAGCGGGCGAACGCAGCGGCAAACTCCCAGGCGATGCGCGCCTGATCCCGCGTCTTCGCCGCGACCAACACCTCGCGCCGCGGCTGCGTATCCCACGCGCCCACCAGCGCGCCGAGCGCGATGCCGGAGGAAAGCGCCGTCTTCGCGTTGCCGCGGCCGATCGACAGGATCGCCGTCGTCACGTCCTCGGCCAGCGCGCCCTTCACGAAGGCCCGTTGGAACGGCGCCAGCTTCAGCGTCTGGCCCGCCTTCGGCCCCTCGGGGATGTGAAGGCCTTGTAGAAAGCGGATTGCGTCGGTAGCGTTTCGTTTCATGGAGCGACCAATGGCCTAGCAGTGATGAATTGGATCGAACTTCTTATCGAGTTCCAAAGCGCGATCGCGACTTTGGCGGTTGGCATACTTGGCTTCATTGGAGTTATGATTTCCATTCGCGCAAATGGACGGCAAAGCCGCCGACAGCACGAGCTAGAACTACGGGTCAGGCGGGAAGCGGTTCGCTCTATAGCTATTTCTGAACTGAAGTTTTTCCTTGAACGGGTCAAATTATTGCGAAAAGGGGAGAAGCTTCCGGATAACGCCCTGGTCCACCACCCGCTTATCAGGCGTCCAGTCTCTCCGAGTTTGTCACAGGACTTCGGGCTTCTTGGTGAAGACGAGCTAAGTGTCGTCATGGACGCCCTGCTAGCCATAGACGATACAAACACGGCACTCATTGTCCTCGCGGACGAAGTGTATGACAGCCATGTCGTCTTGGGGGCCAATCGGACCAAGCTCAGCGAATACTTGGAAGGTAGCGAAAAAGGAATCGAAACAGCGCTCCACGCCATGCACCGGAAAGCGGAATGAGCCCGTAGCGCGAAAGGCTTACCCCGCCCCCCCGAAACCCCCCCCCCCAAGCGGGCGCCGGGCATTGGGACCAGACCGGCGGACACGCCCTGTCCGCCTGACACGCCCGGACAGCCGCCCGGACAGCGGACACTCCTATAGGAGAGTGTCCGTGTCCGTCCGCTTGCGGACAGTCCGGACATGTCCGCGTTTGTCCGCGTCCGTCCGCTAGTCATTGCTCGCCCTCCACACGTAATTCTCGAAGATGCGCACCTCGCCCTTCTCGTGGAGTTCGTCGCGCACGCGGCGAAAGACGCGGCCCTTTGTCTGCGTGTTGTCGCTGTCCGTCAGGCCGTGGCGGTCGCACATCTCGCGCCACCGCTCGGCATCCACGACAGGGCAGGAAGGCAGGTTGGCGTTGGTCGCGCTCGGCTTGTGGCCGTGCTCGATCAGCGCCTCGGATAGCGCCTGCATGGCGATCTTCTGCTTGCCGCTCAGGCGCGGCTTGCGCTTGGTCTCCACCTCGTCCGAGAGCACCGGATAAAGCGTGCTCTTGCCGCTCGGCAGCGTCACCTTGTCCAGCCGGAAGCCCCATTCCCCGGTGCTGTCCGCGTCCTTGTGGCGGTCGATCCGGAGCACGGTCGTGAGGGCGTCCTTGTCGCCCTCGGCCTTCATGCGGCTGTCGAACGATCCCCAGAAGTGCGTATGCATACGGGCGCGGGTCTCGTCGGCCCAGCCCGTGTGCGCCACGGTCAGCACCGCCGCGCCGCTCTCGCGCATGATCCGGTTGATGTTCCGCACCCAGGCACGGGCCGTCTCGTCGCTCGTCTCCGGCCCCATCATCGTGTCGCCGAAAATGTCGAGCACGATCAGGGAGAAATTGGAGGGCGTGAAATAGGGCAAAGAGTTGATGAGCGCATCAACGTCCTTGTCCACGTCCAGCGCGATTTCCTGCGGATAGAGATGGATGCCCGCGCGATCTTCATGCGGGATGCCGTGCGCATCCATCCAGCCGGGGATGCGTTTCTTGGCGACGCCTATATGGCCCTCAGTGGCGACATACAGCACGTCGAACAGCAGGTTCGGGTTGTCCCCTTCCTCCTGCCACGCGGGCGAGACGCGCTGTCCGTGCCACCGCCTGTTTGTCGCCACGGAACACGCCATGTCCACCGCGAGGAATGACTTGAACGAGTTCGACTTGCCGAACAGCAGCGCCGAGGTGCGTTCCGCGATCACTCCCTCAATCAGCCATTCCGGCTCCTGCAATTCCTGCATGTCGTCGTAAGACAGCAGGCGCAGCGGAGCCTCCTGCCGCATGTCGAAAGGGTCGCGGTCGGGAAAGTCGAGCGGATCGACAGGCAGGAGTTCATGAGTCGCGTGCCAAGATTTCTCGCCGCTTGCCCACGCCACGTAAACCAGCGCCGGCTTGTCCCGCTCAGGGTCGCAATGCGAGCGAATGGTCCCGATGCCAGCGCCCACGCCGTTGAGGCCCGTCACCTGTCCGCCGACAGGGAAGTTCTCGCGGATCACGTCGGGCTCTTTGCTCGCGTCAAAAGGCATGTTCACCCTGCCCTCCCTTTCCGGAGGGCGCCGAGCACGAGCTCGGCCTCGTGGGTGTCGAGGGCGTTCACCGCCGACCACGCCAGCGCGGCGCGTTCCTCGGCCGTGAGGTGGGCACGAAATACGAGGCTGGCGTCAGCCCATGCCTCATACGTGCCGAGCGTCAGGGCATAGCCGACCATGCGGGAGATGCGCTTGTGCGCCTTCTCCGCGAACAGCGACATTGCGTTCGGGCGCCGCTTTCGGGTATAATCTGAAAGAAGCTGACGGGCTTCGAAAGCATCTTGAGCGCCGTCGCGGGGGCCAGCCGCGGCGGCGTTTTCGTTGCTGCGCCCGGCCTCCGAAGGGTTGGGCAGACGCGGAAATTCCGCAAGGATTCCAATGGGCCCTTTCCGGCCGGTTGGACGCTCTAGAGCGTTGTTATCGTTAAATTGGCGCCCTTCCCTACGGGCTGCCATTCCGCCTTCGAAAGCCTTATTTTATTGGCCTGCGCGCCTCCAAGCGTCCCACGATTTTCGGGGCGTGGGACACCTCGGTTTTCGATCGCCTGCAGGACGCGCTCGAAGCCGCTCTCGGCGAGGCGCGCGCGGTCGACATCGGCGACATAGGGCGCGGACGACTTCACGTCGCTGTGCGACAGTCGAGCGGCGATCTCGAAGACGGAGGCGCAAGCTCGTGCGCGGTCGCCTTGCGGATACCGTGCTGGGAGCGTGCCTCCTTCTTCACCTCCTGCCTCTTCTTCGTCTTCGGATCCACCTCTTCGACGAGCGTGCAGAGGCCCGCCGCGATGACCCACTTGCGGATTCGGTCGTCGAGCGAGCCTGAAGAGGTGAACGGTCGGCCATACTCGTTGACGAGAAATGCATCGTCGTGGACGTGTCTCCTCTCGAGTTCCTCGGCGAGATTGAGCATGACCGGCACCTCGACCGGCTTCGAGCCCTTCTTCTTCGGCTTCCAAGCCAGATAGGCCCGACCGTCCTTGAGCTTGATGTTGCGCGGCCCGATGTCGTGCGTGTCGCCGATACGACCGGCCATGTTCTTCGCGAGCCAGAACCAGCGATGCGCCATCGTGCCCGGTCCGTGGCACGTCAGGAACCTCGCTTCGTCTTCGGGCGTCCAGCGGGTTGCTCCGCCTTTCCCCTTGTGGGGAGTGGGCACCTGGAGAACCGCAGGCGCCCTTGGAAAGCCGTGCGACCTTCCCAT